GATCGACGGCACCGCGGGCGACGCCCAAGACGTGTCGCACACCTTCGTCCTTGACGAACCCACCGGCGGTTGCCTCCTGTGCGGCCTGTCGCCCACGTACCGCAAGCACACGCCCGCCGCCGTGTCCCAGCCCGACGAGGAGGCCTAACCCATGGCCACGAGTAGCGGAGGCTTCGCCGGGATCAGCCTGGCGGGCCAGTGGGAATGCGGCAGCTGCGGCGCGAGCGGTGACGGCTGGTACGACCCGACAGATGACGAACTCGTCCTGCACGACGAGGACGGGACGCCCTTCGCCCCAGACGACCACGTGTGCGGGGCGACGTGACCGGCCCGCAGTTCGGCGAGGCGCTCACCGTCCTGTTCGTCACCTGCCGCGCCCTCGCCGCGTGGGTGGTGGCCGCCGCGTTCGTGGTCACGGTCTGCCTGTACACGGCGATCCTCACCGGAGCGTGGGCCACCCGCAAGGCGTGGCATGCCGCCAGAAGGGGCTCGGCGGCGCCTCTCGCGGCCTCGCAGCCCGAATGCGACCCGAGCGCCACCCCCGCCCCTACGACGCCCACAGCGCCCGCCTGGGCCCGCGCAGACAAGGAAGCCGCATGACCGCGATCGATTACGACCTGGAGTTCCTGGAGGACGGCCGCACCATCGAGCTGATCTCCATCGGCATGGTCTGCGACGACGGCCGCGAGTACTACGCCGTCAACCGCGACATGCCCGCCCGCCGCATCCGCAAGCACCAGTGGCTGATGGAGAACGTGGTTCCGCACCTCCCGAAGGGCCACGGAGACCAGCGCATCCACATGCCGAAGCGCTGGCTGTTCCACTACGCCGACCACCGCGTGAAGCACCGCACGACCATCGCCGCCGAAGTCGCGGCGTTCATCCGCGCGGCCGGGCCGGACGTCGAGCTATGGGCGAACTACGGCGCCTACGACCACGTCGCCCTCGCCCAGCTGTGGGGCCCGATGATCGCGCTCCCCGACGGCGTACCGATGTTCACCAACGACATTCAGCAGGAGGCCCGACGCCAGGGCCTGGCCTGGGACGACCTGCCCAAGCAGGAGTCCGGCGAGCACAACGCGCTTGCGGACGCGCGCCACAACCAGACCGTCCGCCGCTGGCTGGCGAACAGGTGACCGGCGTCGACTGGGGCTGGGTCGCCGCCGTCACCGTCATCGTCGCCCCGTTCGCCTACTGCGCCCTCACCACCATCCGACGGGGCGGACGCGCACTCACACGAACCGTCCGCAACCGGAGGACCCGATGACCACCACCCCGACCCCCGCCATCGGCCAGATCTGGCAGGACAACGACCCCCGCAGCTACGGCCGCAAACTCCGCATCGTCGAGATCAATGACACCCACGCCGTCTGCGAGGAGCCGCCGCGTCCAGGACGCAACGGGCAGGCCAAGCCCGGCCGCCGGACCCGCATCCGCCTCGACCGCTTCCGCCCCACCAGCACCGGCTACCGCTACATCAGCGGAGGCGAGCAGCGATGACCGACCACATCCCCCTCGACGACATGACCAGCGACCAACTCGACCAGCTGTACGCCGACCTCGCCCACGCCCAAGCCGAAGCCGCCCGCTGGGCCGAAGCCGAGAGCGCTGATGTTGCCGCCGGCTCCTACGCCGGACGCGTCGAAGAACTCCAAACCGTCATCGACCGCGTCGCCGCCCTCCGCGACGACCTCCGCGGCATCACCGGCGCCCGCTACATCGCCGACATGCTCGACAAGATCCTCGACGAGCAGCCCGACCCGGCAGCGACCGAAGCGACCCAGCCCGCCGACTGGCTGTACGCCGGCACCCGCGACCTCAACATCCCGGCCGCGCCCGTCCCGTACCCCGCCTGCACCCAGGAGCAGTCGTGACCGCCCAGCGAACCCCGGTGTACCTGGACCCGGAGATCGCCGAGATCCTCGCCCGCTGCTACCGCGGCGAACGCAAGCGGGCGGTCATCGCCCGCGCCGTCCGGCTGCTCGCCGCGGCCGACGGGCACCTCCGGCCCGACGGGAAGCCCAAGCTGCCCGGACGGCCAGCGGGGAGGCGGCCGTGAGAGCCCTGACGGTCCGGCAGCGCCAGGTCATGCGCCTCGTGGCTAACGGCCGCACCAACGCGCAGATCGGCGCCGAACTCGGCCTGCACCCGCGGACCATCGACCGGCATCTTGCCGAGGCGTACAGCCGGCTCCAGGTCCGCGACCGGGCCCAGGCTGTCGCTGTGGCGCTGGTGCTGGGGGAGTTGGGGCGGCGGGACATCCAGATCCCCGGGCGGCAGCGGGAGGCGGCGTGACCTGACCCAACTCGCCCAGCTTGAAGGGCACCGACCAACCAGCACCCGCACCGCCCGCAAGGAGCACTGCCGTGACCTGCACTGTCTGCCACCGCGACCTGTACGCCGACGAGTTGAACCATCAGGCCTGCCGCCCCTGCACCGACCGTGTCAACCGCGACCTCACCGCCCTCGCCGGACCCGACGGCCTCTACGCCGAGCTCGCCGACAGCCTCACCCCCGGCGGCAGCAGCGGTGGACCCGCTGTCTCCGGCAGCCGCCCCGCCCCGCTCCCCGTCCGCCTCGACCCACTGTCCCTCGCAGCCCGCGGCGGAGTCGTCACCGTCTTGCAGACCTGGCTCATCGACTGGCACGACCTGCTCGGCTACCGGCACCCCCGCTGGGAAGGCGGCCTCCAGCAGCAATGCGACCAGGTCGTGAAGCGGCTCCGCATCCTGCTCCCGTGGGCGGCCGAAGCGCACGGCGCCTTCGACGAGTTCGCCCGGGAGGTTGGCCAACTGCGGCGGCAGTGTGAAGCGGCAACCGGAGGCGAGCGGCAGCCCCGCCGGGTACCCGTCGCCTGCCCCTGCGGCCAGACGCTCCGCATCACCCTCGACACCGCCGGCGTGAAGTGCCCCGGCTGCTCGACTCAGTACGGGCACAGCGAGGCGCTCGGGCTGCCGCTCGCGGAGAGGCGGGCCGCAGCATGACGAAGGGCCCCACCCAGCGGGTGGGGCCCTTTCGCTGTGCTCAGGCCTCGGTCAGTTCGTACATCCCCGACAGTCGGCCGAGCGGCACACCGATCGCCCGGCCGAGCATCGCCCGCGCCACACAGTCCCGCTCCAGGCGGGGACGGCCCGGCGGCATCGACAGGACCAGCGAGCCGTCCGGAAGTTCGAGCAGCGCGCCGATGAAGCCGGGGTCGGTGATCGAGGACAGGTGGAGTTCGACGTCCAGCTCCAGCAGGAGCTCGTCGAGTGGCGCATCCAACAGGCGGGCCGCGGTGATTGCACTACTTGCGCGCACGCATAATTCGGTACTCTGCACGGCAGGTCCCCTTTGACGAGACGGATCTGATGATCGGCGAGTTAGTGCTCGCCGGTTCGAATCGGCCGGGTGTTAGCGCACCCGGCCGTTCGCTGTTTCTAGGGCACACGCTAGGCCAGATTCAGCTACCTGCCGCGAGGCTGGTGAGCTGATCCGGACCTTGCGCAATATGCCATTTGAGCTGCGGGAATCGTTGGTTTGACTGGTCCGGTAGGATTCGTCGCGCTCCCGTCGCCGTCGCGCGAACATATCGACCAACGGCTAAGCGTGGCCGAAAGCAATCAGTGGGGCAGGACGTCGTCGAGGTACTCCTGTACCGGCCCGAACAGGCCGTAGGGCACCAGGCCGGGGAGCTCCGAGTGGGTCGCCCAGGTGATCGCGTCGAGTTCCTCGTCGTCCGCGACCCGGGCCTCACCGCCGACGAGACGGACCGCCACGTAGTGCATCGGGACCCCAGACTTCGGGTGCACGCGGTCGCCGAGCGCCTTGATCGCCTCGACCTTCAGCCCGGTCTCCTCGGCCACCTCGCGGACCGCCGCATCCTCGGGCGACTCGCCGGCCTCGATGGCGCCGCCCGGGAACACCCAGGAGATCTCACCCTCAGCCGCCCGGCGGCGCGCCATCAGGACACGTCCCTGGTCGACGATGATGGCGACCGACACGGGCGGCTTCTCGGTCTTCGTCTCGGTCGTCATGCAGCTGCCTCCAAAGCGCTGAGGATGGGCGGGAAGATCTGGTCCTGCGGGATGAAGCGGGTCAGGGCCGAGCGTGGCACCCAGGTGACGTCGACGTTCTCGAGCGTGTCCCGGTTCGACGCCTCGCCCGCGAGGTGATCGGCCAGGTAGTACGAGGCGACCACACCAGTCACCGGGTGGACGCGCTCGCCGAGGTGCGTGCGGACTGTGCAGTGCACGCCGGTCTCGCCGTGTGTTTCCTGTACCGCCACCGTCTCCGGCGTGGCGCCCGGTTTGACCATGCCGGCCGGGAACTGCCAGCGCAGTGCACCGTCCCCGCGGCGGCAGACGAGCAGGATGTTGTCTCCTCGCAGCACGACGGCTATCGCTACCCGCAGCGCCTGGGCTTCCATGCGCGGCTCGGTGGGGCGCATCAGGAGTGCGAACCGCCGGTGCACCGCCTCACCCGCCTTCTCGTATGCCAGGTCCAAGATCTGCTGGACTTCGGGCCGGTGGATCATCGCGGGGGATGAGTGCCATCGGCTGATCGTTCGGTCGGACAAGCCGAGGCGTTCCGCGAACTCCTCGTTGGTCATCCGCATGGCTTGCTGAAGCAGGCAGGCGGTTCGGCCGGTCCACGTTGCGACGTCCACAATGCTGCTCCCGTGCTCGCTGCGCTCGGGTCTGGCGGGGCGGCGACTAGGTCATGTCGCCGCCATGTCCACCTACGGCTTATCTGGCGTGTCGGTGTCCGCCAGCTGTCCTTCTGCCGCGCCCGCGGGGGGCGTTGACTCGACGGCATGACGAAGCGGCCCACGCCCCTTGGCGATCTGCTCGGCACGAGATCCGGAGACTCCCAAGAGTTCCCCGACCGCGCGCCACGGCCGGCCTTCCTTAAGTTCGCTGACCACGGCCTGCTCCAACTCCTTGCCACGGCGGTCGCCGTGGGCAAGTTCCTGTCGGAACTCGCGGACCGCGTGGAAGCGCTCGACGGGGTCGGTGATTCCTGCGAGCCGACCCGTCTCGGACTCGATGGCGGAGGTGAGCGCTTCTGTCATGGACGTAGCGTATGGGCCATTTGCCGACACTTCAAGATGCCCCTTGACAGTGAGTGTCGGATCGCTGCAAGCTGTACCTCAGCGGCTCCAAGGACCCCCTTGAAGTCGCTAGTCGTCCACTCCTACCGGACCCAGTCCGCGGGCGACGCACAACTGAAGACGGGCCGGACACCGCGACTCCTACATCGCAGGCCGGCCCTCACCACGAGGAATCTCTGAAGGGTCCCCTCATGGCTATGCAGCAGCTTACCGGTGCGCCCGAGCGCGCCGTGCGCCCCACCTCCTCGCTTCCGGCGGCGGCGGTGCAGGCGATGCACCGCATCGAGTACGCCCTGGCCGCGCCGCAGCGTGAGCTGGCCGCCAAGGTCGGCGCCGTGCTCGGCTTCCGGGGCGGATGCCAGCCCCGCGAAGATCTCGGCGAGACGGCGACCCGCCACATCGTCTGGTCGCAGGTCGAGCTGAACGACGTCTTCCTGCGGGTCGGTGGCACCGTCTCCACCCGCGAGGTCGAGCGCAGCACCTCGGACGGCAGCTCCACCTGGACGGCCACCGAAATCACCCTCACCGTGCAGGTCTCCGACGTCGGCCCCGTCGACATCGTCACCGACATCGAGGACGACCCCGAGCACGGCTACCGCACCGACCTGCCCGTTGTGACTGCGGCCCGCTACCAGGCCGCCGCCGCCCACTATCAGGAACTCGCCGCCCACGGCGACTACGAGGGCTGCGAGTACGTCCGCGATGAGATGGTGCACCTCCGCCAGCTCGTCATGGCCGGCGGCACCGACCTGATCCGGGGCGCGTGATGACCGCCCGCGAGATCCTCGCCTCCACGGAGGCCGGGCACCCGCGCGGCAGTTGGCCGGCGGAGGAGCAGGCGCAGCAGTTCCGCGACCAGGGCATCCCGGCGACCGTGGTGCAGGACATCGACAGCGACCGGTTCCTCGTCCTCCGCACGGGTGGGGAGGTGAAGTCGTGACCGAACAACAGGCCGCTGACGCCCTCGCCCAGCAGCGCATCGCGGCAGCCCAGGCCGCCGCAGCCGCCGCCGAGGCCGCCCGTCAGGCCGCCGCCCAGCTGCGGCGCTGACCCTCTAGGCCGCCGCGGCGCGGTCCGACAATCCCCCCGTCCCGCGCCGCGGTGCTCCACCTCTGCAACACCCTCACCGTTCCTGTGACCTTGAAAGGGTCTGTGATCCGTCATGCCTCCGTACCTGTTCTCCGCCGACGCTGCGACCTTCTCCGCCACCGTCCGCGACATCCGCGCCAGCCTCCGCGTCGAGCAGATCGACGCCTCCTGGGAGCAGGTCCGCGGTGACGAGGGCGCCGAGTTGCTGCTCCGTGCGATCGCCGCCGACAAGGCCGACGACACCCAGACACTGACGGCGATCTTCGACCGGGCCGAGGAGATCGACGACGCGCAGCCGTTCGGGGCGCGGATCGTCGACCAGCTGCACGCGCTCACCGCCTGGACCGAGGCCGCCTGATGGCCCGCGGGATTGTGCCGGGCCGCTCGTACAACCCGGCCGACGGCAGTCAGACGCCGAGCTTCCAGGTGGAGCGGGATCCGTCGCACGGCATCTTCGATACGGCCGCGGAGGCGGAGGCGTGGCGGGACCGGCTCGACGCCCCCGACGACCTCGGCCCCACGGCCGCTCGCGCCAGCGGCTGACCGCACCACAGCCCCGGCATCCAGCCGCGAGGGCGCCGGATCGACTCCGGCCCGGGGCGCGCACCACATCCGATCCCAACCCGAGAGGACATCGCATGCCGCAGCAGCCCGAGACCACCGACCTGACCACCCCCGAGGCGGTCGCCGCCGGCCAGGAGGTCTACGCCCAGCTGACGCCCGGCCAGAACGTCACCGCCGAACTCGACAAGGCCTACGGGCGCGACACCAAGTAGCCCCCACCCCGGAAGGAGCGCACCGTGCACGCCTACCTGATCACTGCGAAGCCCGGCCGGCCGACTCGCGCGGCCCGGTTCGTGGGCCGGTGGACGGTGCGGCTCCTCGCCCTGCTGGTGATGGTCGGGCTCGGGGCGGTCGTGTTCCCGCTGCGCTGCGCCCGCCCTGTCCTCAACTACATCGCCTTCCGGGCCGCCTGGCTGGAGTTGTGGGCCGCCTCGGTGACCGGGATCGGCCCGGTCGGTGCGGCCATCGGCTCGGGCCTGACCGACGAGTTCATCCACGAATTCCACAAGGCGCGCACCAGCGCGCCCGCCTGAGAGGAACGACCATGCGAATCCGCACCTGGCTGAAGCGGCGGTACACGTGCCCGCAGGCTGCCGCGCTCTTCCTGCCCTCCGTCGCCCTGTCCATGGCCACCACCTTCACGCTCTCCCGGCTCGGTCTGCCGAAGGCGGGCGTCACCGCGATCAGCTTCATCGTTCTGTTCGCCGTCTTCGGCATCGCCGCCTCCGTCGTCGACCGCCGCACCCGCGGCTGACCCGAAAGGACCGCCCGTCATGACCGCCAGCCCGTCTATGGCCAACGGAAGCACCAGGCCGCGCGCCGTGCAGTTCGCGGACTGGCGCATCACCCAGCCCGCCGAGGAACAGAGCAGTCCCCAGCCGGTCGAGCCGCCCGCCGAACCGGCTGTCGACCTGGTCGCCGCAGCCGAGGCCGCGGCGATCCGCGCCCGAACCGACGCCGAGGTCGAGCAGGCCCGCCTCCTTGCCGAGGCCGAGGCGGAGGCGATCCGCATCAAGGCAGCCGAGGAAGCGCGGAAGCTCGCCCTCGCCAACAACCGCAACGAGCGCAAGGAAGCCGAGGAGCAGGCCGCCTCCGAAGCGCGGATTGCCGATCACAATCGGCGCCGCGAGGATGCTGAGCGAGCCAGGCAGGACGCGGCGCAGGCAGCCGAAGGGAAGAAGGCCGAGACCAAGGCGCGCGAGGCTGAGCAGGCCAAGGCCGAGGACAAGTGGAGCGATTACGCCCGCGGCTTCTACATCGTCTGCGCGATTGTCGCCCTCCCCGTCCAGGTCGCCGCGTTCTACGACCCGAACGCCCTGTGGCTGATGGCCGCACCGCTCATGCTCGAAGGCGGCGCCTGGGTCGTCCTCAAGGGGGCCGCCGCCGCGGTAGCCGCCCGCCGGCCGCACTGGCACTACCGGCTCATCGCTTGGCTCCTCGCTTTCATCGCCGCCGCGATCAACCTGTGGCACGGTCTCAACGCCTTCGACCCCGCCACGGCCATCGCGACCGCCTTCGCGTCGATCGCCGGCCCCGGCGTGTGGGACCTCCACGAGCACGGCCGCATCCGCAAGCGCGACGGCGCGCTCACCCGGCGGGAGCGGAAGACAAAGAAGCGGGCCGAGTCCAGGGCGGAAGCGCTGAAGAAGCTTGAGGAGAAGGCGAAGCGCTTCGAGAAAGAGGCTGCGGACAAGGCTGCTGCTGAAGCTGCGGCGAAGCTCGCCGCGGACCGCGAGTCGATGTTCCCGGACGTGTGGGATCACGCCCTGGGGCTCGCCGCCGCGCTGGGCGAGACGACCGTCACCGATGCCGTCTGGCGCCGCGCCCACAAGGACGTGAAGGGCACCGACCCGGGCGACTCGCCAGAGGCCCAGCAGCTCCGTAACGCGGCTGCGCGACGCATGCTCGACGCCCGCGCAGACGCCCCCGAAAAGACCGTGTGGAAGATCCAAGACGCGCAGGTCAATCCACAAGTCCCCCCTACTCGCCGTAGGGGTTCGGTCACCGGTCCGCCCGTGCGCGGAACGCGACGCGCAGGCGACACCCCGAAGTTCGTAGACGCCGCCCGCAAGCAGGCCGCCATCACCGCCAAGAACGCCGCCCAGAAGGACCCGTCATGAGCCTCGACCAGCACCCCGAATTCCCCGCCAGCTGGGACACGTCGAAGGTGATCCCCGGCGAACTCCTCGTGCCCGACGACCTGTCCGGCGAGGACATCGCGCCCGGCATCGTCGCCACCTACGAGCCGCGCCCGCCCGTGCTTGCGAAGACGGGCTCGGCGGCGATGGTCGTCCTGTCCGTCACCGGCCGGTACACCGGCCTGACCGCCCGCTACTTCGGCATCGGCCTCCGGGCCGCAGGCTTCCTCGGCTGGCGCTACATCCGCACCCACGACTTCCAGGAAGCCGTCGGCGGCATCCAGAAGAAGTCCGACTGGAACCAGAACAAGGCCGAGCGCCGTGCCCGCTGGCGGCTGCTCGGATGGGGCGCGGGAACCATCGCCGGACTCAACCTGGCTGGCTGGATCGCCCTCGCCGCTGGCACCGGCTTGGATGCCTTCGGCTTGTCCACCGCCATCCCGCCGACGGCGACCGGCGTGCTCGCCGCGACAGGCATCACCCTGTACGGCCGTTACCGGGACCAGCGCCCGGACATGGCGCCGCAGATGATGATCGCCGAGCAGGACAACCCCGAGTCCGACGAGCCGTTCCCCCTCGGCGTATGCCAGTCCCCGGGCCAGGTCGAGGACTGCGTATCCCGCGCGCTAGCGTGGGAAGGCGTCGGAACCCGCAGCGTGCGCGTGCTCGGCTACCGCGGCTGGGGCTGGGAAGTCGACGTCATTCTGCAGGGCTCCACGCCCGGCAAGGTCAACGCGGTCGCCGACCAGCTGGACGCGCACTTCGACATCGGCCAGGGCGGCACCCTCATCGAGCCCGACCCCGCCGCCTCGGCGCACATCGTGCTGCGCCTGGTGCAGTCGGACCCATTCGAGGACATGCCCCGGCCAGCCGTCCACTCGCCGAACAGCCTGTCCGTGCGCGACGCCGTCGTCTACGGCCGCGGCATGGACGGTTCCCCGATGGAGTTCCGCCTGCGCGGCATGTCGATGGTCGTCATCGGGGCGTCCGGCTCAGCGAAGACGAAGGGTGCGCTGCGCTGCCTTGCCGAGGCCATCACAGCCTGCCGTGACGCCATCGCCATTGAGATGGACCCGGTCAAGGACGGCCTGTCCGAATTCGCCGACGCCATGGCGCTGCCGCCCATCCGCGGCGGTAAGGAGTGCACCGAGGAGCTGCGCCACCTGCGTGACATCGCCTCCGCCCGCAACAAGGTGAAGACCGCCAAGGACATGGGCGACCTGTGGGAGCCGTCCCCGGAAGCCCCTTCCATCTACGGCTTCTGCGACGAGTTCATCTACCTGCCGGCCGAGGCGAAGGCCCTCGCCATCGAGATCCTGCGCATCGGACGCGAGACCGGCGTCCACCTGATCTTCGCCGCGCAGGAGTCCACCGCTGAATCCCTCGGGGACGCCATCGCCGGGTCCGTCACCTACCGGGTCATGCTCGCCTCGCGCTCCGAGGACATCCGCCTCGTCTTCGGCACCGGAGCTGCCGCGCTCGGCTACCGCCCCGACCGGCTCCGGCCGGCCGTCGACGACGAGCGGGTCTACGACGCCGGAAAGTGCTACGTCATGGGCCCCGGCTACAACCGCCCGATCCAGTGGCGGTGGAACCGCTTCGAGCGCGACCAGATCCGGCAGGCCGTCAAGGACCGCAAGGCCGCAGGTCGTCCGTGGTTCGACCACGACAGCCTCGCCGCAGCCGACCTCGTACACGTCATCCGCCGCGATGGTGGTGCAGGGGAGGCGGCGCTGGCCGACCGGCTCGACGGCCTCGACCACGCAGACGCCGCGCTGATCGCCGTGCTGCTGCGCACCTTTGATGCCCGGAGCCTGCCGTTCCTGCCGACCAGCGAAGTGCTGCTCCCCGCCGTGGCCGACGCCGGGATCGAGGGGGTCGACGGTGGCCGGCTCGCCCGCGTCCTGCAGGCGCACGCCCCGGACGTGAAGTCCGCGCGGGAGGAGTGGGACGGCCGTCCTCAGGTCCGCGGCTGGCACGGCGCGGCTGTCGAGAGGGCCGCGTCCGGGCTGCTGGACCCGACTAGGACCCGTCTACAGGCCGCCTGATCCCCGTCTTTGACCCGTCTACAGCCCGACTACGCGATCAAGAGAAGCCGCAGGCGGCCGGGCTGTAGACGGGGCCCAGCCGGGCCTTAGACGGCCCATAGTCGCCCCATTGATCCATATATATGACGTTCTTGAAGAGGAGCCCTGATCATGCCCCCGAAGCGCAAGCCGGCCCGCCGGACCACGGCCGCGAAGGGCCGCAAGCCCGCCGCCCGGAAGCACCCGGCCAGCCGCGTCAAAGTCCCCCGCACCGGCCCGCTCCACGCCCAGATCGGCGCGCGCATGGTCCTGTTCGCCGTCTCCAAGCTCGACAACCACGGCGACACCATCCTCTCCCGCAAGAACGCCGCGATCCTCCGCGCCACCCACAAGGGCTGCCCCACCTGCAAAGGCAACGGGCAGATCTTCACCAAGGGCAAGGACGGCTCCTTCACCGGCTCCAAGCCTTGCCCCGCCAAGCCCACCAAGCAGAAGGCCTCCCGCTGGGAGGTGTACAAGGCCAGCCGGTTCGGCGCCGACAAGAACACCGGCCTCGTCGGCTGGGCCTGCCCCTGCGGCAAGAAGGAGAAGCCGAGGTACCGGGACGCCCGCGCCGCCACCAAAGCTCTGCGCACCCACGAACGGCAGAAGCACGGCGGTAACACCGTCGGCGGCGCCTGGTACGCCCAGACGGCAGCCGCCGCGGCCGAACAGCCCGCGCAGGCCGAGCCGATGCCGTCGAAGGTCGTCACCGACTCCGGCATGACCGACGACGAGTGGATCAAGCAGAACAAGGGGCTGGCGCCCGGCAAGGCCATCGCCGCAGGCCTCTGCTGGAAGTGCGCCGGCAACGGCAAGCTCTACGGGGCCTTCGGCGGCGAGCAGATCCTCGTCGCCTGCCCCGAATGCAAGGGCAGCGGCAAGCCGGCCACGGTCGCCGCCTGATGGCCGCGCCCACCACGACCGCGACAGCCGCCGCCCCGGTCGTCCTCGACCTGGACGCGCGGCTGGCCCTGGTGGGCGCCGTCATGGACGAACGCTGCACCCTCGCCGTCCTCGCCGTCGACGTGAACAGCGCCCACATCGCCACTCCCGAACCGCTCACCGTCACCGCGCCGTTGCCACTCACTCCCACCGCGGCGCCCTGCCCGTACCCGACACCGATCGCCGCCACCCTCCACCGGGCGCGCCTCCGCCTCGAAGCCAGCGGTTGGTGCACCGGCCAACTGCGCGACGAGCAAGGCGCGGCCTGCCTGATCGGCGCCATCCGCACCGAAGCACCCAGCCGCAGAGCCGCCGACGACACCTGCGTGATCCTGCTGGACGCAATCCGCCGCGACTTCCCGACCGCCGAGACGGTGCCCTCCTGGAACGACAACCAGCGCGACCGCCGACTCCCCGCCCGCTACCTCGACCGGGCCGCCGAACTCGCCCACGCCCGCGGCCTGTAGGCGCCGGTCTCGAACCGGTGAACCTTGATCAGACTCGTCCGTAACCTGCGCTTCCGCCGCTAGCATCCCGACTCCGTACCGTCCTTGGGGGGACCCGTGACCAACGAACTTCCGCACGAGCCTGACACCGCCGCACCCCCGGCCGAACCGGCCGCCATCACCGAGGCGGCAGTCGTACCGGAGATGCCTACGCAGCCGCCCACGGCACCCCCGGCGTCGAAGAAGAGACTCGGCCCACTTGCCGCAGGACTCCTCGGTCTCGCCGCCGGCGCAGCACTCGTAGGCGGAGCCTGGGCGATTACCGCCAACATCGGACCCGGCAAACCAGACACCTTCACCCTCGAAGGCTCATTCAGCCTTACAGACGGGTCCTCCGTCGTCAGTGATGGGGACGCTGGCTGCCGAGGCTCCGGCGGCTACGACGACATTCAGGAAGGCACTTCTGTCACCGTGTACGACGCGTCAGGATCGGTCGTCGCCACTGGCGCCCTGGGCGACTCCAAAGGCGCCCCGTACAGCCCCTGCATCTTCAAAGTCGCCGTGGATGACGTCCCCAAGGGGGAGAAGTACTACAAGGTCGAGGTGTCCCACCGAGGCACCGTGCAGATGACCGCGGAATCGGCCGAAGCCGGAGAGCTCGCCGCCACGCTCGGCTGACCGGAAGAGTCGGGCCCCGGCCTGAACCGGCTCTTGCTTGACCGGGCCGATCACCGTATGTCACAGTGCCCTCAGGGCAGCACCCGTGTGCCCGCAAGCCTCTAAGCCCCCAGCATCTGCCGGGGGCTTTCTGCATGTCCGGGGGTGCCATGCGACCGGCCGAGCTGTATCCCGAAGACCTCGTCTACGAACACGAAGCGACCGAGGCCACCGGAGTGCCCGGCCCCACCATCCGGCAGTGGGCCAGGCGCGGCAAGATCCGGCGGTACGAAGGTGACGGGCGGTACTCCGGGCAAGGGCACGAGTACAAGACCATGTACGCCCTGCCCGAGATCCAAGCCCGCGCCGCCAACTACCGGCCCATGCCGCAACGCGCGCCCAAGGCCGCCTGAGCTCGGGGCCTGCCGCTCATCAGGCCCCGACGTCCCGCCGCCTGGCCGCCCCTGGACGGACGGCGGGACACCCCAACTCCAGCCCGTGGAGGCAGCCATGCCCGACGAGTACGTGCTGCGGCTGGAGGCCTCCGGCGAGGTCACGCCCGCCCAGCCCGAAGCCAACGACACCGAGCCTGAGACCGAGACCGAGGAGGTCGAGCAGTGACCGCAGGACTCGCCTCCAGTCTCGTCTCCGGATGGCTGAACACGCTCCGCACCACCGGCAATGGCGGCGCCGCCTACTCGGCCGTCGTCGGCACGTTCGTGCAGCTGCACACCGGCGACCCGGGTGCGGCTGGCACCTCCAGCGTCAGCGTCGGCTCCACCACGCGGAACTCCTTCGTCTTCTCCTCTTCGTCGTCCGGGTCGTCGCTGTCGCTGGGTACCCCGCCCTCGGCGTGGACCAACGGCGGCACATCGGAGACGCTGACGCATATCTCGTTGTGGACGGCGTCGACGTCCGGGACGTTCCTGGGCTCGGTGGCACTGACGGCGTCGAAGGCTTGGGCCTCCGCCGACACGTTTACCCTCTCCACGCTCACTGCGGCGCTAACTCCCCAGGCGGCATAACGCCCTGACAGGGAGGTCGCCGTGACCACCTTCACCGACGACTTCAACCGCAGTGACAGCAGCAGCCTCGGCGCCAACTGGGTCGAGGTCAGCGGAGACTGGTCGATCATCTCCAGCCAGCTCAGCTCCGGCTCGGCCGGCGGGACGATCATCCTGCGTGCCGCCGGAGTGATGGCCAGTAACGACAACTCCGCGCAGGTGACGATCGCCGCCACCGCAGCCGTCAGCCACGGCGTGTGGTGTCGCGGCAACAGCAACATCAGTTCCGGCTACCTGTGGCGCAACGACGGTACGAGCTGGAACTTGTTCAGCGTCGTCGGCGGATCGTTCACCTCCATCGGCAGCTTCGCCGGGGCGGCAGTGGCGGGCGACGTCGCGAAGGTCCAGGCTGTCGGCAGCACGATCAAGGGCTACGTCAACGGGGTCCAGCGGGTCAGCGTCACCGACACCGGAGTTGCCACCGGCACCAGCGTCGGCATTCGGGCCGACTCCGTCAGCGCGTTGCGGTTCGACGACTTCACCGGGGCAGATGTCGTCGCTGGCGCCACGGGCGATGCGGCATTCTCGGGTGCCGCCACGCTGTCCGCGTCGGGGCTGCGGTCTGCCGCCGGTTCTGCCGCTCTCGCCGCCACTGCAGCTCTGACCACATCAGGCGTCCGCGCCACCGCGGGCGATGCGGCACTGACCTCCACGGCCAGCCTCGCGGCTCAGGGCGTGCGAGCCACTGCCAGTGTCGCAAGCCTGTCTTCGACAGCCAGCCTGACCGCGGACGGAACCCGCGCTACCTCCGCGGTAGCGGGCCTCGCCGCGTCAGCAACCCTGTCCGCGCAAGGGCAGGTCGCCCACATCGGCGCTGCAGTCCTGAACGTCGCAGCCACGCTCACCGCTGACGGAACGACAGGCACGCCGCCTGCGGCCGGAAGCGCCACCCTGAGCGCCACGATGGCACTCGTGGCAGCAGGGACCACGGCCGCCGCTCGCAACGCAGCGCTCGCCATCACGGCGATGCTCACGGCCAGCGGGACAACGACCTCCACCGCTGACGACATCGACGTCACCGTCGGCAGCCCCTACAGCCCGTGGGCGGCAGGCCAGCCGTATGTGCCCGCCTGGACCGTGCAGACGCCCCAGGCCGACGACTGGGAGGTGGGCGCACCGTGCTGATCCCCGCGGCCTCGACCGAGTTCGTCCACGTCCCTGTCACCGCCCCGGTCGGTGTCGACATCACCGGCACCCCGCCGAAGCTGGCCATCCTGCCCGTCCACAACCGTGCCAACCCGGAGACGGGCGACTGGCAGACAGGTGACTGGGCGGACGGCACCGAAGCCCGGCTCCTCGTCGGACCCGACGGCGGGGCACTCACGCTCACGCCAGGCGACTACCGGGTCTACGTGTCCTTCGACCCGCCCGGGTCAGAGCTGATCGTCCGCCTTGCCGGGTACCTCAGCGTCAGCTAGGCCACGGCCACGTCGCCTCGCTGCCGCCGGCACCAGGACGCCGAGGATCAGCGCAGCCCCGAGGATCACGCCCGGCCACCACACGACCAGCCGACAGCCGATCATCAACACCACGCCGACCACGACGATCCCGAGCGGAACGTCCAGCTTCTGCTTCATGTCCACCACCCCCAAGTCGGGACAGGGTACGGAGAGGACGGCGATGTGACCAGCCTTGGCGATGAGTTCACCCTCAGCTCGGACCACGTCTATTCCATCGCGACCGCGCCCCCGAGCATCTCGATCCTCGGCGAAGACCGCCGGCCGCTCGTCACCATCCAGCCCAACGGGACGCTGGAGTACGGGCCCGGCTACGACCCTGACGAGGCGGCACGCCGGTTCTGGGACGCCATGCGCTTCCACATGCCAGCACGCTGCACTCGGTGCGGCCACGTGCCAGGACAGCAGGAGGTCTGATGCCCAGGCGCGGGGGATACCGGGTGTGCACCGTACCCGGCTGCCCGGCCTACAGCCTGGGTGGCGGCAGGTGCGACGACCACAAGCGCGAGGCAGAGCAGCGACGTGGCAGCGCGAGGCAGCGAGGCTACGGCAAGCAGCACGAGCAGCGCTTCAGGCCAGGCGTCCTTGCCCGAGATCTACGCTGCGTGTGCAAGGACATCGAGCACGGACACGGCGAGCCATGCGGTCAGGCCAGCGTGCACGCAGACCACTGGCCACTCAGCCGGCGCGAGCTCACCGAGCAGGGCCTCGACCCAGACGATCCCCGGCATGGACGGGGGCTCTGTGCTCGCTGCCACAGCAGCGAAACCGCACGCCACCAGCCAGGAGGGTGGAACGCGTGACCGTCCTGCGAACCATCAGCGCGGCCCAGATCGAGGAACATCGCGACATCCTCTGCCGATGGGTCGAAGCCAACGGCATCAAGCCTGCGACGGTCGCCATCGAAGACATGACGGTCGAGAAGGACGTGGGTCGAACGGTCATCCGATACCAGGAGATCCAGCGCTCACCCGAAGCCCGCCCCCTCGTCGACCCTGACGGCAGCGACAGGGTCTGGCTGATCGAGCGCATCGCACCTCAGTCCGTCGACCTCGACAGCTTCGGCTACCCACAGGAGACAGCATGACCACGAAGCCCAAGGCGAAGGCCGACGAGGAGCCCGAAGAGGAGCCTGCGAAGGTCGAGGCGGTGCCGGCGTGCGGCAAGGTCCACTTCCTGCCTGCCCTGGCGCACGTCACCTGCACCGAGCCGGCGCCCGACCCGGACCGCCCGCCCGGCACCCCAGAGCACGAGCACCGGCACGAGGACGGCGATTTGATCTACGTCTGGTGATCATCATCCAAGATCATCAAAGTCATGGCCAAAGGTTACCCAGAGTGACATTTTTTTCAAGATCACCTGGGGGGGTACCCCAAGATCAACGATCTTGAAGGACCGCCGGGGAGGCGGCTCGGAGGTTTGCCGGGTTCAGAGCCTAGGTGATCATGCTCCGCCGTCACGCAAGGTGATGGCGTTTTCGCCGCGCAACGCGGCTAGTTGGAGTGATCGATATGCCGAAGGGTGGAGCACGCACCAGGTCCGGACCGGCGCCCGATCCGACCGCGCTGAGGCGTGAGCGAGACGCCGGCGAGTGGACGATTCTGCCTGCTGAGGGCCGTGAGGGCGCAACGCCTGACTGGCCGTTCGAGGAGCAGAGCGTTCGCGAGGCCGTGCTGTGGGAACGCCTGTGGGAGAAGCCGCAGGGGCTGATGTGGGAGCGCTACGGCCAGGAGATCGAGGTCGCGCTGTATGCCCGCCGGCTGGCTGAGGCGGAGAAGCCGGACTCGGCGGTTGTCCTGTCGACGCTTGTGCGGCAGATGGCGGACTCGCTGGGGCTGACGACGCCCGGGATGCGTGGCAACCGGTGGCGGATCGATCGGATCAGCGAGGAAGACGAGACGCTGACCGGGCCGAGCATGCCATCGGCGATGGAAACGACCTCGGCGCGAGCCAGGTTGAGGGCGGTGCCGGGTGGTAGCGGCTGACGACGGGACCTGGTCCCTCGACTTTCCTACTCTGTACGTCGTCCCGGACTGGATCGCCCGGCACTGCCTGCTGCAGTCGGTCGGTGGCCTGGACAACACGCCGCGGCCGTTCCAGATGTACGACTGGCAGCTGCGGATCACGGCCAACCTTTACCGGATCAAGCCGACCGCCGAGCTCGGCCAACTGTCGACCGCGTTCTGCTACCGGCGCGCTCAGGCGGTGGCCCCGCAGAAGTCCGGCAAGGGCCCCTGGGCGGCTTCCGTGGTTGCTGCGGAGGCTGTCGGCCCGGTGCTGTTCAACGGCTGGGCGCAGGGCGGGGAGCGCTACCGCTGCTCGGGCCACCGGTGCGGCTGTGGCTGGGTGTACGAGTACGAGCCGGGCGAGCCGATGGGTCGACCGTGGAATCAGCCGCTGATCCAGATCACGGCGACGTCCGAGGACCAGACCGACAACACGTACCGCCCCCTCCAGGCGATGATTCGGAACGGCCCGCTCGCCGAAGTGATGAAGGTGGGCGAGCAGTTCATCCGGCTACCCAACGACGGCCGCATCGACGTCGTCACCTCGAGTGCCCAGAGCCGTCTGGGCAACCCGATCACGTTCGCTCCGCAGGATGAGACGGGCATCTGGACCGACGGCAACGGCATGACCAAGGTCGCGACCACCCAACGCCGCGGCCTCGCTGGCATGTCGGGCCGCTCTCTCGAGCAGACGAACGCCTGGGACCCGACTGAGAACTCGGTCGCCCAGAAGACGGCAGAGACCAAGGTCAAGGACGTGTACCGGTTCCACCGGCTGCCACCCAAGGATCTGGACTACGCCAAAAAGACGGACCGTCGGAAGATCCATGCCGCCGTCTATCAGGGCAGTACGCACATCGACCTCGACGCCATTGAGGGCGAGGCCGCCGAGCTGCTGGAGAAGGAGCCGGCCGAGGCTGAGCGCTTCCACGGCAACCGCATCACTGCCGGCATGGGCACCTGGCTCCAACATGACCGCTGGGACGCCCGTGCGGCCCTGGAAGCGGTGCCGGATGGCGCGCGGATCGTGCTGGGCTTCGACGGATCCGACGTCGACGACTGGACCGGGATCCGCGCCGAGACCCTGGATGGCTACCAGTTCACGCCCGTCTACGGGCCGGACCGGCGGCCGTGCATCTGGGATCCCGCCGAGTGGGAGGGCCAGGTACCGCGGCTTGAGGTCGACGCCGCGGTGGATGAGCTGATGCGCCGCTACGACGTGGTGCGCATGTACTGCGACCCGCCGTACTGGACCAGCGAGGTTGCCGCCTGGCAGGCCCGACATGGCGAGAAGCGCGTCACCGAGTGGCAGACCTACCGCGTCGTACAGATGCACGCCGCGTGCGAGCAGTTGCTCACGGACGTCACCAAGAAGGACAGCACGTTCCGGCACGACGGCTGTGAGACCACGTCCATCCATGTGCGCAACGCCCGGAAGGCGGCTCGCACATCGAACCGGTACGTCCTGCGCAAGGCCACCGCCCACCAAAAGATCGACCTGGCTGTCGTGTCGATTCTCGCCCACGAGGCAGCGAGCGACGCCGTGGCTGCAGGGCAGGCCCGTCCGAAGAAGAAGTCGAAGATGCTGATCATGCGATGAGGGGCGGTGAGTGGTGGACCGCTCCGATATTCAGTGGCTGAAGCATCTGATCCATTGCCATGACCAGGAGCTGCCGGCGCTGAGGCGGCTGAACTCGTATTACGAGGGCAAGCAGCCACTGTCGTACATGGCGCCGGAGTTGGAGCGGGAGCTCCAGGAGACCGTGCGGCAGGTGGTCGTCAACTGGCCGCGCCTGGTCGTCGACAGTGTCGAGGAGCGCCTGGACGTCGAAGGCTTCCGTTTCCCGGGCGAGCCGGGTGCGGACGCTGAGCTGTGGCGGATCTGGCAGGCCAACGACATGGACGAGCAGTCTCAGCAGGGCCATCTCGATTCGCTCGTCATGGGGCGCGCCTACGTGGTGATCGGCGTCCGGCGTGACGACGACACAACGCCGCTCGTGACGGTCGAGTCGCCCCTCGACATGTTCGCAGAGTTCGATCCGCAGACCGGCGAGGTCCGCGCGGCTGTGAAGCGCTGGTCCGAGGACGGCGAGGACGGCAAGGTCGATCACGCCACGCTCCTGCTGCCGGGCGTGACGTCGTGGTGGGTGAAGGAGAAGGGGCTGTGGATCGAGGACGCCGAGTACCCGCGTGACGAGCATGGGATCGACGAGGTCATGGTGGAGGTGCTCGCGAACCGTCCGCGTCTGAAGACGCCGAACGGTGTCAGTGACCTGGCCGACGTGATCCCGATCTCGGACGCAGCCTGCAAGATCGCCACCGACATGATGGTCAGCGCCGAGTACCACGCCACGCCGAGAAGGGTCGCGTTCGGCTTCGGCGAGGAGGACTTCGTCGACGCCAACGGCCGGAAGGTCTCCGCCTTCAGCCGGATCATCGGCCGGATGTGGGCGACGGAGAAGAACCGCAAGGAGGACGGCGCGGACGTCGTCCAGTTCTCTGAGGCATCGCTGAGCAACTTCCACGCGACCATCGAACTCCTGGCCTCGCTGGTTGCCTCCCTGTCCGGACTCCCGCCGCATTTCCTCGGCCACGCGACCGACAACCCGGCGAGCGCCGACGGTATCCGTAGCGCGGAGACCCGGCTGGTGAAGCGAGCCGAGCGCAAGCAGCGTCGGGCGGGCGGCACCTGGGAGCGCGTCAACCGCAAGGTGATGCGCATCCGTGACGGCGCCTGGAACCCGGACGCCCGGTCGCTGGAGACGATCTGGCGGGACGCCTCGACGCCGACGGTGGCGCAGAAGGCGGACGCCGCAGTGAAGCTGTTCACGGCGAAGATCGTGCCTCTGCGGCAGACCCGTGAGGACATGGGCTACACGCAGGCGCAGATCAAGCGCATGGAGGAGCAGGACGAGCAGGCGGCCCAGGACGCCATGCAGCGGATCATGAGCGGCGATCTGGCGGCCCTGGAGGCTGGCCCGAAGCCGCCCGCCGAGCCGGTGCCCCCCGAGTCTGAGCCCGTTGCGGTGACCTGACGTGCGCGTCACGCGGACGGTGCGCGAGATCGCGTTGTTCTTTCAGGCTGCGCAAGCCCGCCGTAGCAGGCTCACGGCGAACGAGATCCAGCGGCTGTGGAGCCAGCTCGACAGCAGGGACTTGTCGGGGTCGTGGGAGACCTCGGTGGGGCCACGGATCGTCCGCGCCATCACGGCTGGGCAGTTGTCGTCGGCCGGCGCGGCGGATGAGTACGTGGATGAGGTGGCGGATGCCGAGGGCGCGGACCCGGGCCGGGCGGGCCGGGTCCGCCCGGAGGCGTTCGCTGGCCTGGCGGCAGATGGGCGGTCGCTCGACTCCTTGATGCTGCTGTCGGTCATCACGACGAAGCAGGGCATCGCCGGTGGCCTGTCGACGGACGATGCGCTTATGCGGGGCTTGAGTCAGGCGTTGCGATTGGGTGCGTCGGAGACGATGCAGGCTGGCCGCGCTGCTGTCGGGACGTCGATGACGGGCAAGCGCACCATCCAGGGCTACGTTCGCGTGGTACAGCCCCCGGCCTGCTCCCGATGCGTGATCCTTGCGGGAGTGGAGTACGGCTGGAACCGGGGCTTTCAGCGGCATCCGCGCTGCGACTGCGTCCACCTGCCGACCACGCTGATCGCCCGCAACCAGCACCGCGGCCGACTCGGCGGCGACGGCCCCGGGCAGGGCGGGTTCATCGATCCGCGCGCCTACTTCAGCCGCCTGTCCCGGGCGGAGCAGGACCGCGTATTCGGCGAGGCCGGCGCCCGGGCCATCCGTGAAGGCGCCGACATGGGCCAGATCGTGAACGCTCGCCGCGGCATGTACACCACGGCCTCCAACGGCCGAACGCTACGGGCGACCCGCGAGGGCACCACGACGCGCGGCCACTTCTACCGGCGGGAGCGGGCTCGGGACATCGCCCGGGGCCGGGTGCCCGCGAACATCGGGCGCCAGTACCGGCTGACGACGACCCGCCTGATGCCCGAGGAAATCTTCGAGCTCGCCGAGTCCCGCGATGAGGCCATCGCGATGCTCCGGCGTTTCGGCTACCTCAGCTAGAGGCGGCCGTCTTCACCTGACCTGGCGCAAGGCCGGGCCACTGATCCCGCAACGGGAGCACATCACCATGAGCACGACGCGTACCCGCTGGCTGCCCGCTGCTCAGAGCGTGGGCTGGTTCCAGCTCAACCGACACGACGACCCCGACCCGACCGACCCGGAGCCCGCTCCGGCCCCGGCGGGCGACCCGGCAGATCCGGACCCTGAGGGGGACCCGGAAGGCGCCGACAAGCTCGGCGACGCCGGGAAGAAGGCGCTGGAGGCCATGAAGGCGCAGCGCGCCGAGGCCAAGAGGGCTGCGGCAACCGAGAAGAAGCGTGCCGACGACCTGGCCCGAAAGGTCGCCGAGTTCGAGGACCGAGACAAGTCCGAGGTTGAGAAGGCCACAGCAAAGGCCGAACGCCTCGAAGCTGCCGCCGCGAAGGCCACGGCCCGCGCGGTGAAGGCCGAAGTCAAGGCCGCTGCCGCCGAGTTCGCCGACCCCGAGGACGCTGCGGCGTTCCTCGACCTGGCGAAGTACACCAGCGACGACGGGGACATCGACACCGAGGCAATCTCGGCCGACCTCGCCGATCTGCTGGAGCGTAAGCCGCACCTGAAGAGGCCGACGACTGTGTCGAAGCCGCCTGCACCCCGGCCCGATCCTGGGCAGGGGGCACGTCCGGCCGAGCCGCCTACCGATTTCCGCACCGCCGACCGTGCCGCACTGGATGCCGAACTGGCCCAGATCGCGCCCGGGTTCCGTATCCGCTCGTGATCCGCATCCGCGCCCATCTGGGTGACGGCCGCACCTCTATTGAGGTCGACGGTCACGAGGAGCACGCCGAGAACGGCCGGGTCTGCGCGGCGGTGTCGGCCATCACTCAAACCGCACTGCTGGGCCTTGAACAGGTCGCGCAGCAGCACCCGGACCTCGTGTCCGTAACGATCACACAGGAGTAGACCATGACCGTACTGACGGCTGCCAAGCCGTGGTTCCGGCTCAACCGCCACGACGTGCGGTCGACCGTCCCGGCCGCCATCCGCGCCATGATGCAGAACGGCATCCTGGACCGCGTCTTCCAGGAAGCACTCAAGCCCAACTTCATCTTCCCGGCGATCGCCGACGCGATGCCGTGGCAGGGCGGCCTCGGCGACACCAAGACCTTCACCCGCAAGGGACTGCTCGCCCCGGCGACGACCGCGATCACCGGGTCGGACACGTCGGCTGCGACCTACAGCATCGAGCAGTGGTCCGTGACGATGGACCAGTACGGCCAGGCCGTCGACACGAACATGCTGACCAGCAGCATGGCACTCGCGTCGAAGTTCCTCGCCGATGTCGAGACGCTCGGCATCAACGCCGGCCAGTCCATCAACCAGATCTCCCGGAACAAGCTGTTCAAGGCCTATGCGGGCGGCCGGACCTGGTGCACCACGGCCGGGTCTTCGGACACGAGCATCATCGTGCAGTCGACGAACGGTTTCGAGACCGTCCTCGTCAACGGTGTGCCGACCGCGGTGTCCGCGTCGAACCCGCTCACCGTCACCGTCGCCGGTGTCGCGAACACCGTGACCGGCGTGAACACCGGCACCAGCACGCTGACGCTGGGCACTGCCCGCGTGGACGTCGCCGGTGACGCGGTGGTGGCGGCGAACGCGCCCGTGTCGGTGCGGCCGACCGGCAGTTCGGCTTACGACCTGGGCACCTCCAACACGGCCACGTTCGCGCTGTTCCGGTCCTGCGTGACGCGCCTGCGGAAAATGAACGTCCCGACCATCGGCGGCTACTACGTCGCACACATCGACCCGGACACCGAGGCGCAGCTGTTCTCCGACAGCGACTTCAAGCAGGCCCTGCAGGGCCGCGTCGACTCCCCGATCTACACGGACCTGTCGATCGGCCGGTTCGGCGGCATCGACTGGGTCCGCAACATCGAGGCCCCGACCCTGCTGGGCGGTTCGGCGGGCAACGTGACCGTGCACAGGCCGATCGTGCTCGGTGCGGGCGCCCTTGTGGCGGCTCCGTTCGAGGGCATGGGCGAACTGCTGCGCGGCAGCGGCGTCGAGGACGTCCCCGACATCTCGATGATCGAGGCCGCCCCGGGCGTGCAGGTCGCACGGATCGTGCGCCCGCCGCAGGACCGCCTGCAGCAGACCCTGTCCACGTCGTGGTCCTGGGTCGGCGACTACGGCGTCCCGTCCGACTCCACCACCGGCGACGCGGCCCTGTACAAGCGCGCCGTGGTCCTGGAGCACGCCTGATCCAGCCCCGTCCGGGACGCCTGCAAGGAGGGCGTCCCGGCGGCATGAAGGAGGAAACATGCGTGCCAAGGTGCTGGAGAACTTCGCGCCGTACTGGAACTACGGCGTCCAGCCGCTGGCGAAGGGTGACGAGGTGAGCGGCGAACTCGCCGCATATCTCGTCACCACACAGTCGCCCGTCGAGCCGCTCGACGACGAGGCCGCCGCTCTCCTGGGGCCCCCGCAGGAGGACTCCGGGCAGGAGCCGAAGGAGCCGCCCGCCGAGCTGGACATCGACGGAACTGCCGCCGATGTTCTGGCCTGGGTCGGCGACGATCCGGAACGGGCCGAGGAGGCCCTGGAGGCGGAGCAGGCGAAGGACAAGCCGCGCTCCACGCTGGTGAAGCAGCTGGAGAAGCTCGCAGACTCCGGCGACGAGTGAGGGGAGGCCGCCATGGCTTTGCCTCCGCTCGCTACGGCGGCCGACCTCCAGGCCACGGGCGCCACGGGTTCTGACGCCGAGTTGGAGATGGCGCTGCGCCGGGCCTCGGCCCGGGTGCGCCGCTACACGCGGCAGGACATCACGTTCGTCGAGAACGAGACGATCACCCTGCCCGGCGGGGAGCGGGTGCTGGTCTTGCCGCAGTATCCGCTCGTCGTCGACGACGCCCACCTGCTCGGCATCGTCGAGGTCGCTGACTTCAGCGGCGTGGAGTGGACGGCGATCGAGAACCGCGACTACTCCCGGATCGGGAACGAGTTGACCCGCGGCTATCCGTGGCAGGCTCCGAACCGGCTGATGGGATGGCCGTGGAATCGGGCGCTGGGCATCTGGGGGCCGAAGGTCCGGGTCACGTACAGCCACGGCTACGACGAGGTTCCTGACGACATCGTCGACGTCGTGCTGGACTTGGCGACGATGAACCTGGCCAACCCGGAGAACCTGCGGCAGGTCAGCATCGACGACTATCAGCGGACGTTCGCGTCAGAGACCATCGGCAGCGCCAGGTTGACGCGGCAGCATAAGGACGACCTGCGGTCCTATCGACGCTCAGCGTTCTCGGTGGTGCTGTCGTGAGCCTTCTGGACTCCATGCTCGCTGCGGGCCGGCGGGAGGCCGAGGCTCGGATGCGGGACACAGTGCGTCTGTACACGCAGGCGGACGACGCCTTCGACCGGGATACCGGAGTCAGCACGCCAGGGGCCCAGGCCACGCTGTACACGGGCAGGGCCCGTGTGAAGGCCATCGCCGCGTCGACCGGCCAGGAGACCGAGGCCGGTGAGCGCGAGATCGTACTGCGGGAGTACGAGGTGCACCTGCCGTGGTCGACGACCGTGCCCGGCGACCGGGTCCTTCCCGGCACCCGTATCGAGGTGACCGCGTCAGCGGATCCCCGCATGGCCGGCCTGGTCCTGTGGGTGACCGGCGCCTCGTTCTCCGACCAGTCCACAGCGTGGCGGATCAGAGTGGAGGACCGGTCATGAACGGTGCCCGTTTCGACATGAGCGACGTGCGGCGCCTTGAGCGGCATCTGGCCCGCGTGGTCCCCCGCGCTCGCCGGGACGCTCGCATGGTGGTCCGCAAGGGCGCGATGAACATCAAGAAGGACTGGCGGGCGAACGCGCGCGCTACAGGCCGGAAGCACGCGGGGAAGCTGTACCCCCGGTCGGTCAGCTACGACGTTGCCGCCTATGGCCCGGACGTCACCCTGGCCATCATCGGCCCGGATAAGGGCGGCCCGCAGGGCGCGCTCGGCAACATCTTGGAGTACGGGTCGGTGAAGAATCCCCCGCACAGGGACGGCGGCCGGGCCCTGGACGTCGAGGAGCCCCGATTCGAGGCGCAGATGGCGCTCATCGCCAGCCGCGGCCTGGCCTGGTGGTGATCGATGACATCACCGCCTGAGGTCCTGCCGCACGTCGACGCAGTGCAGGCCGCGCTGGAGACCATCCCGGGCCTGACGGTCTACCTGGGTGGGGCGCCAACGGATGCCGGCTGGTCGCCACCCGACAAGTACGCCGTCATCTATCCCGAGCCCGGCGAGGCGGTACGCGAGTCGCTCGCGGACAAGCGCACCGACTTCGTCGGCGTCGTGCAGGTCACCTGCGTCGGGGGCGATGCGGTACGCGCTCTGTGGGTGGCCGACCGGGTCCGGCAGGCCCTGCACGGCCCGCTGTCGGTGGAGGGCCGTACAGCGTGGCGGCCGGAGGATCTGGGCGGGCCTCCGGTGCAGCGCGACGACGACACCAACCCGCCCAGCTGGTTCGTGCCGGTGCAGTACCGGCTGATGTCCATTCCCGCCTGATAGGAGAGTCCCTCATGGCGCTTCTCGCCCAGCAGGTCGTCGCCCTGAGCGGCCTGACCCCGACCTACTCCGCTGCTGCTGCGTCCACCACGGTGACGTGCGGCGAACGCTCGTTCCTGCACGTCAAGAACACGAACGGCAGCTCGATGACCGTCACCATCACCGCGACGGGCAGGCTGCGCGGCCAGGCGGTCGCCGACCTCGTCGTCACCGTGCCCGCGACGACCGGCGACAAGATGATCGGGCCGCTCACGGCGGACCTGTTCGCCTC